TGTAGCAAATTCTTCTTGTACATATTCTGTATCTTCATCACTTGCTTTATATGCTTCTCTAAGTTGTTCTTTAATGGAAAGCTTTAAAACATCATTTGATACCTTCTTCATTTCAGTTTTTAAAACATCCATTGAAGGTGTTGTGTGGTATTTTTCGTAGTAATTTAAAATTTCTTTTATAATCCATTTATGTGCTTGATTTCCGAAATGTTCTTCATCTAGGATATCGTGAATGTTTACAAGAAATTCCTTATGTGTTAAAAGTGAAGAGATCACTTTTATTTGGAACTGTGGTCCGTATTCTTCTATTGAGTGGAGAGTCAAAACTTTATAATTTTAATTGTTAATAACTTTTATTTAATTAAATGTAATATTTATTTTTTATATTTCCAAATATATCCCCCACAAGTTTTATAAATTCCGGTAAGTGCATTTTGGATTTTCAAATTTGTAATATCTTTTGCTTCTTGAGCAGATTTGTATTCTCGAATAATATTTCCTTCTAGATCATATTGAATTACTGGTTTAAAAGCATATTCTCTATTTCGGTTTTTAAGACTTTCGGCAATTAATGGGTTAGATCCCCTTGGTTTTCCTTTATCTGATCTAACCTTGGTTTGGTTTCTAGTTTTACCGGTTCTTCCTTTACTCATATTGTTTCTAGCTTCTATTGATTTTGGTTTACCTATATTAGACATTTTAATTTTTAATTTGGTTTCGTCTGAAAGGCCACTATTTCCAAAAGATTTGTTAGTTCTATTCATAAATAATGGGTTGTTTTCAGCATCAAATTTTTGCAGCCAAAATTCTTCTCGTTTAGCTAAATCTTCTTTACAATTGCAGTGTTCGAGTATAGTTTTAACTAAATTACTTTTACCTTCTGTTTTAATTATTTGTTTAATTTCAGCTCCACTTCCAAAATAATTAGGGCTATTTGATACATCTTTTCCAATATATTTTTTTCCAGTTGTTGTATGAGTTGTTAAATAAATTACCATATGTTGTTTTTATTATACATATTAACAACAATCGGAAATGTCATGTTTTTTTATTTTGTTCAACAATTTCAATTAATTTTTTAAGACAAGCAAGTTCTGCTTCTTCGTATGTGTTCTCTAAAATATATTTTCCTTCCACCCACTTAAATGGTTGAAAACATTCTTTTATTGAACATTTCCATTTATTTCCTTGTGTCTTATCAAAAGAAGGTGTGGTTTCAATATATCTGTGTAAGTTATACTTTTCTCTAAACCATCTAAATGCTTGTGAGAATGTTGGTGCACGTACCCATCCGGGTCTTAACCATGTCTGGTCAGTTGTCAGAACCATTCTAATCTCGTGTTCTGGTTCCGGTGACCAACTCTCTTCCCAATTGCAAAAACACTTTTCATCAAATCCGAGTTCTTTGAGTTTTACCGCCAACTCATAAGGTACAAATTCTTTTATCATAACTTTTATTTAATCAAATGTACAAATAATTTATTTTGGGGTCACTAAATTTTGAAAAATATCTTTAATCCAAAATTCTACATTTCTGATAAGTCCGCCAAGTTGATCTTCATTGTACATTTTAATGAATTCTTTTGAATGGAGTTCTAATTGGAATGGTTTGATAAACTCGTGTATGTATTCTTTATCTTCATCCGTCATCATTGGATTCGATAAATCCATGATTTTGTATTTGTTTTCTAGCATTTCCACGTCATGTAATATTCTAGCATACACAACATGATCGTTCATACGTTGCTCGCTTAAGTCTATTATATCCTCAAGTGTTAATTTATCCGTTGCTAGTTCTGGGAATTTTTTAAATAGTGTTTTAGCTCCAAGTCCTTTTATCCCAGGTAAAGCATCAGAAGCATCCCCTAAAAGTGTTTTATAGAGGATAAAATTGTGCGGATCTAATCCGAACTTTTGTCTAACAATGTCTTGTGTGAAGAATTCCTTTTCAATTGGTCTATACACGATTACTTGTTTATCTACAAGTTGTAGATAGTCCTTGTCGCTTGAAACTATGAATACCTTTTCATCTTCGTTTTGGGGTAAAACACTACTCAAATAAGCTATAATATCATCTGCCTCTACACTATTCATTGAAACAACCTTAACAGGTAATGTTTGTAGATATTCAATGATACGAATTATTTGATTAACTTTAGCATCATCCTCTTCATCAATATTATCAAACAACTCATGTTTGGTTACTCGAGTTATATTTCTGTTTGATTTATATTCAGGGATAATATTTTTTCTGTTGTTTGAAGAACCAACACCGTCAAACACAACTATAATTTGAGTAGGTTGTATTTGACGGGTTAAAGCTCCTAAAGATCTAAAAAATCCTCCTAGACCCCCAACATGCGCTCCATTAGAATTAACGGCGTTTATTGCACTAAAATTTCTAAAAAATAGGTTCAACCCATCAATTAGCATATACCTTTCGGGTTGTGGGGTCTCTATGCTATCCTCTTTAACATTATTTAAGAGGTTTAATAAATCTTTTTTCATATAACTTTAATTATTGTAAATCTTCGGGTTCGAACATATCTGAGATATCTCCTTTTTCATCCCATTCTGAATTGTCTTCAATTACTTTGTATTCTCCTTTACCTAAGATTTCAGCCCATTCAATAGCGTGTGTTTTTTTATACTTGTCAATTGCTGATGGAGCATCAGGGATAAATCCATGAGCTGTACTTACAATTGTTCCAGTAGTAGCTACACCATTGATGTGGTTTTTATCACAAGCAATTTTGGTACGTAAAGCAAATTCAACTTTTTTCTTGTCTTTAGTAGCGGATAATTTTGAGGTACCAGCGTTTGTAACATTTCCAAAAGTTAAACACAAAGATGCATCATAGTAAAATGTATCTCCACCTTTATTTGTCATTTTAGGTTGTGACATTGGAGTTAAAGCCGGAGCTACACCTACTTTATTTACAATAAATAATGTATTTGTGTATTTTGAACTTTCCTTACGGGACATTACAATTTGTTGATTGATAAAATTCCCAAATTGAGTAGCAATAGCACCTGCATTCCACATTGGGTTGTTTGAGCCTTTTTCAATACTCATATCACATGCAATTGAACCTACAGAATCCCATACAAATAATAAATCATATGGTAGGTTACCTTTCTTTTGCTCTGAAAGTAAATCTATGATGAATGAAGCAATATCTTCAATTGAGTTTAGGGTACTTCTATCTCTATAGATAAAGAATCCAGTTTGATCAATTATTTCACCAGTTGATTCATCCACTACATCTTCAATATCAAAACCCATCATTTTCCAATGGTTCCAATCGTGTTTCATCTCTGTGATAATCAATACAGGTAATACACCCATTTTTTGAGCGTTTACAGCTGTCTCGATAGTCATAGTAGATTTACCCGTGTTACTTTTTCCACGAACCATAGCAATATGGCCCATCGGAATACCAGGAATAGATAATGCTTCTTGCAGTGCTGCAGAGAAAGGTATCCAACGTTGTTCTTTAAATTTAACATTTGAGGATAAACCTTTATTTTCTTTAAATTTGTCTAAACTGAAGGCGGACTGGAGTGCTTTTCCAGCCGCCTCAGTTAATGACTTTCTTGTTTTAGCCATAACTTATTTTTAATATTAAAACGGCATATCGTCGTCTTCTTCGTCAAACATTTCATCAAACTTATCTACAGGCTTTGCAGCTGTTTTCTTAGTTGATAAACTGTAATTTGATTTTGGTTCTTCTTTAATTTCTGCTTCAACATCTACTGTTACTTCAGCTTCTGCTTCATCTGAATCTTCAGGGTCTAGGAAGTTTTGTAGGATTGTTTTTAAATCATCGAATGATTTTTTGAATTTTTCTTGAAGTTCCAAAATGTCTGGTTGTTCTTCTAACCACAATTCAACTTGTTTAACATCGTCTGAAAGTGGAGATGTTTTACGTTTTGGTCGGATTGAAGATTTCAAACCTTGACGTCCACCGATATCGCCCATTACAGCTTCTAGTGTGAAGTCAAATCCTTCGTTGATGTCTGTGAAATCACCATAATCTTCGTCTTCAGCTAAACCTAGTAATTGCAAGTAAATTTCTTTACCAAATTCCCAAAGGCGAACACCTTTGTCTTCTTCACCACGAACGATAACAGGAGCGAATACTCTCATTTTCGGGTCAAGTTTTTTAGCTAGAGACCCGTTTTCACGGTCATTTGTACCACGAAGTTGTTTTGCAAACTCAACAATTGGATCTTTTTCACCCCAGTTTGTTAAAGCATAGATTGGGAATTTTGAAAACCCATAATGCAAATGTACTTCTTTAAACGGATTTGATTTGTCGAATTTAGATGGGACAATTCGAATTTGATACTTACCCTCTGCTCGAGGCTTCCATTGTGTTAAGGTATAATCTACCTTTTCTTTTTTCTGCCCGGATGACTGTAAGGCACTCAGTTTGTTTTTGATCAGATTTAGATCCATATTTGATTGATTTATTGATTACAACTTGTAATATAAGAACCTTTATTTAAAAATCCAACTATAATTCAACAATCTTAAAGATTCTTGTATTTAATTGTTTAATCTCATTGTGTTGAGTTAGCAATATACAGTTTTTGTAATGTTGCCAGTTTATTGGAAATTTAGTGTCAACTACTCCACCATTTAAACTTTTGATAAGTTGGTTTAGAGCGTTTATTGTGTACAGTGAGTTGGTTTCTTTTTTTCTATGTACTAAAATTGTATTTTCTGGGATTGTATTTACATTGCCTTGATCTACATTGTACGTTAAAGCATATTCGTTGTTACTTTTTACGTGTAATACGAACATTTTATCGTACATGATATCATAACGTTTAGTTATATCGTTAACTAAATTATCAAGATCTTCAAGTAAAGTAAATGTGCAAAATAATCTGTTGTTCATAGAAAAACCATCAATTGATTCAAAATCATACTGGTTATACATATGAACGGGTTGTGTCAAAATTGTGTTCATAACTTCTTAATTAAAACTGTAGTTTGTTCCTTTTTTAAATTTAACTTGTAATTTGTATTTTTCAAAAATTTGTAAGATTTGTTTCAAAGTTTCCTTTTCACTTTTATCAACGTCAAATAAAAATGAATCATAAACGTATAAAACTAGTTTGGTGTTTTTTCCCCTAAGAATTTTTAAAATATCCCAAAGTATACAAACATTTGTTGAAGTCTCCAAATTTTGTAAAACATAATTTAAAAGCTTTTGTGGATTCATATCCTCCAATTCATCCCTTTTATATATGTGTTTCGAAATCGGACACTCAACATATCCCTGGTATTGTAATTCGTCCCATAATGTGTCAGTATAGGCTATTACTTTTTTAAAAAATTCTAGATTTTGATATTCTTTCCAGACACCTCCATACATTTGTTTAAAGGTGATTTCTTTTGCTTTTTGGTAATCAACTCCATACATATTAGCAAAGCTTTGATGAACATCATCGCTGTCAAAAGTGTAGCCCAATATATTGGCAAGCAAAGTAGGATGATAAGCGCTAATGTCCATTTCAATGAAAATATCATTGCGCGGTATAAAACTGGTTCTTTCTCCATTGTCTTTATTTAATGCTGCAAAATTAATCCCCCCATACGTGTTTGAGGGGCGAG